GTAAATATATAATTTTAATTTAATTATTTGTATTTTTTATTTTATAAAGCCTTCATTTTCATTTTCGCCAGGACAATTTAATTTTATTAACAAGTTCTTCATATGTATTTTCTGAAATGTCTAATTCATATGAATATTCATATTTGGTATCAATTGTAGTAATGTTATAATCTCTAATGTTATACTTTTCCATTACTAATTCCAATTGTTTACCAGTTTTTAAATTTTTCATAATGTCACCATTACAATTAACACAATTACCTATACGTATAACACGTCTGGATTTTGTAATAAGTTCACTTCCTCCTTTAGCATTACAAGATAATTTTGTCCAACCATTACTACTTAAGCATTTATTAGCAATAATATCTTCAACTTCATTATTTAATTTCATATTTGATTTTGTATTTGGTTTTATGTTATTTTTTTGTAAGTATATAAAAATATGATTGTAAATCAATTTTAAAAAAAAATCATAAAAAAAAATCAAAATATTCATAATATATATTTAATATATAAGTTCTAATGTGGTTAAATACAATATTTATTGCTACAATATTTTTTATATTGGGACAAATATTTCTTCGTAAAAGTTTTGAATATAATACAGATAAAGATATGTTTTTGATTATTACAATATTATTTTCATTATCAATTGGTATTATGAGTGTATTAACAACCTTATTTCTATTATATTCAAAAAAGTTAAATAGTATTAATATTATTAATAATATGTCAATAAGATATTCAATAATAGCTGGTGTATTATTTTTCTTAGGATTTATATATTGGATAAGAACAATAGGAACAAAAGAATCATTAGGTATGATACGTATAACAATGGCGGGTTTTGAAACAATTTTATTATATTTAGTTTCATATATGTTTTTTAATGATATTATAACAATAAAACAATTCATAGGTTCAATATTAATATTATTAGGTATATTTGTATCTACAATATAAGTAAATATGTAGAATATATTTAAAGAAAATAAAAAGGTTAAAGGAATAAGTATTTGAAATATATGTTAATTGATTATATTTCAGAAATATTTGTATTGAGTGATAATATACTTATAATGTTGAAGGGTATTGAAGAGATCTGTTATTTTGTAGGTGCAATTTATTTATGTTCTAATTTTAGTGTTGAACCTAATAAATCATTATTATGTGAAGATAACATTGAAGATAACATTGAAGATAACATTGAATATAACATTGAAGATAACATTGAAGATAACATTATAATAACAAAAGAACTTAAACCTATAATAATAGAAAATGATATAATTGAAATGTCTGATATAAAATTACAAGATAAAGAAGATACATCCAATACACCCAATACACCAGATTGGGAAAATATCAACGACGCTGTTGAATATTGTGATTGTATGAAAGGAAAATTAATAGAAGGAAAAGTGATAAGTGTTTATGATGGTGATACAGTAAAAGCATTATTTCCATTAAATGGTGTAATGTATAAATGGAATTGTAGATTGATTGGTGTTGATACCCCTGAAATAAGAACACGTAATAAATTAGAAAAGGAATATGGTTATTATGTTCGTGATGAATTACGTAATAAAATATTGGATAATATAGTAATGTTTGAATGTAGTGATTTAGATAAATACGGGAGATTACTTGTTAGAATAATATGTAATTATGGTGAAGAGGAAGAATATTATATTGACGAATGGTTAATAAATAATGGATATGCTTTTTCTTATGATGGAGGAACAAAATCTTGTTGGGGTGATTTTTTATTAGAACATAAGACATTGTTTAAAAAAATAAAAAATAAAAAATAAAAAATAAAAAAATAAAAAAATAAAATAATAAAAATTATTTCTATACATTTTTATTATTACCATTTGGATTTTTTAACATTTATTCTTGGTCCACTTTTTTTCCTTGATGCGTTAGGGTCATATGCTTCATCTTCATCATCAGAACCAATGTTTTTAGATAAATCCCAAAATTCTTTTGAACCCATTCTAAAATCACCATGAGAATCAGCCTTATACCAAAATATTTGGTCTTGTAATTTATTTGATTTAGAATTATTATTAATAACAAGACATTCATAATTTTCAGTGCACTGATCCATAATTTGACAAAATGATTCAAAAGTAGGAAACATACCAGCATAATTTTCATATATACGTTTTCTGTTAGCGATATAAGGTTCACGTAATATAAAAACATAATCAATATTTGTTCTTAAATTAGGTGGTATACCTAATGGATACTGCATAGTAATAATTAACATAACTTTCCAATGACGTCCATTCATAAATAAAAGTCTCATCATTTTATCTTTTGTCCACCCTTGATCATACAAACAATCATCGAGAATAACAAATGTTCTTGGGTCAATTGATGATTTTTTATATGTTTCTGTTTCTTTTTTTACTTGTCTAAGGACCTGTCTTTGTCTTTTAAGAACATTTTCAATAATTGCTGTATTATATTCATCATGAATAAATAATTTCGGGACGTGCTTACCATAGAATCCATTACCTTCTTCAGTTCCTGATATAACAGTTCCTATAGGTATATCTTGTTTATAAAATAATAAATCTCTTACAAGAAAACTCTTTCCAGTATCTCTTCTTCCAATTAATACAATTACAGGCCCTTTATTTTCATTTGGTTTAAAAGTAATATTTTTCATATCAAATTTTTTTAATTCAAGAGTCATAAAAAACTTTGTTATTTTATTCGGAATGATATAACGCAATAATAAGTTTAAATATAAAAAAGATTATTTGATAATAAGCTAAATGGTAAATAAAACTTTAGAGAATAATATGAAAAATAATAAATTATTGGATATGGATTATATTCAAACATATTTCCCAATTTATGATACTATATATAATGATATTACAAATGAAAATGTATATAACAAGCATTTTCCATTAAAAAAAATAATAGATGAAATATTAGAAAAAGATGAAGATTCATATAATAAATTTACGGTAAGATTATTGAAAATGAATGATTACTGTGATGGATGTAATAAAGAAGAACTAACACAAGAAGACGAACATATAGAACAAATATTTATAAAATTTTCACCAATAATGAATGCATTTAAATATGCTATAGGTAAATATCATATTGATAGTAATATAGATGATGATAATTCTTGTGATGAAAAAATAAATAGTCTACCAAAATTTATTAAAAATAAAGAACATCCTGATAATATACAAGATATCTTTTATAATAAAATAAATAATTATAATAATTCATCTTATGTTGATTGTTTTTTTACATATTTATCAGGATTATTGTATAATGATGGCTTTGTAAATGGTATAAATTTTTATGGTTCTTATTTAGGTATACAAAACAATTGTAAAATTAATGTATCAGATGATTTGGCTATTTTTACAAATTCTGAATATTTTATTAAAAATGTTGGTGTAAAGTTTGATATTATACATTTAAATGATAATGAAACAATGAAGAATAGCAGTTGTAAATTTAAAAAAAGAATAAATATTGAACAAGATAATCAAGAAATACCTGTTATAAAATTAGATACAGATACATTTCCATCAGATGAAATGGAACAAGTTTTCTCTTTTAATAATAATCCTATAATATTTGAAAATATTTCATTATTAGATAAATTAGAAGTAGATAAAGATGATAGTTCCATAAGTTTAATTGAAATTAAAGATAATGACGAAGATAATGAAAACGTTTGTGATGATGATGATGACAGTGATGATGAGGATGATGACAGTGATGATGGTAATTCATCTTGTTCATCTGATACAACAAATGATGATGAATGGGAAGATTGTGAATATAATAATAGTGAAATTAGCGATGATGAAAATAATGATTGTGATGATAGTGATGATGATAGTGATGATAGTGATGAAAGTAGTATGGATAATGTTTTACTTAATATAAAAAAATTCCCTGTTGTTATGATATGTATGGAAAATTGTGAAAATACATTGGACCATTACATGCTACATAATAATATAGATGAAGAAGAATGGAGTTGTATATTAATGCAGATAATAATGACATTAATTGTGTATCAAGATGTTTTTTCATTAACTCATAATGATTTACATACAAATAATATTATGTATATTGAAACAAAAGAAGAATATTTATATTATTATTACAATAACACATTATACAAAGTGCCAACATATGGTAAAATATATAAAATAATAGATTATGACCGTTCTATTTATAAATATAATAAGCGCACATATTTTAGTGATAGTTATGATAAAGGTGGTGATGCATATACACAATATAATTGTGAACCTTTTTTTAATGATAATAAATCAAGGTTAGAACCTAACGCAAGTTTTGATTTATGTAGATTAGGATGTTCAATGATCGATTATTTTATTGAAAATGTGTGTGATATGAATAAAGAAACAGATAATCCAATAACAAAATTAATATTAGAATGGTGTACAGATGATAAGGGAAGAAATATATTATATAAAACGAATGGAGAGGAAAGATATATTGAATTTAAATTATATAAAATGATAGCAAGAAGTGTTCATAATCATACTCCCCATAATCAACTAAAAAGAGATATCTTTAAAAAATTTATAGTTTCGAATGATAATATACAAGAAAACAATATAATGGATATACAAAAATATAAAAACAAAATAAAAAATATAAAATAAAAAATATAAAATAAAAAATAGAATATAAAATTGATTATATAAAATGTTATAATGTTTTATTGAAATTTTAAATAATATGGATCCTGAAAAAAATAATTTAATTATTGAATGTGAAAATGATATTCCAGAAAATATACGCAATATGTTTTCAATTGATTTCGTTTTGTGTAATCCATCAGACGTATATTGTTGGTTTAATACATTAACAGGTGAAAAACAGAAAATAATGTTATCAGGATTTATATCATTATTAAAGTTTGAAAAATTAAGTTGTTATTCGTATAATACTAATGATAGCCCATTATGTAAATATAATTATAATATAAAAAAAGATAAAGAACCACCAATATTACATCAAAAAAAATATTTTGATTCAGAAGATTTAAATAATATTACAAATGTAGTAGAAAGGATTTCCCCTTGTAGTATATTAACAGAAGATGAAGAATATATTAATTATATTGGAACAACATATGAAAATCCAATTGATCTAACGGAATAATATAATAATGAATAATATGAATATAAAATAAAATTTTGAAATATATTTTTTATATGCTATATATATAATGAATACAGAATTCCATTATAAAAATAAAAAAAACGAAGATATATCATTAACTCTTGATAATGATAGAATAACAAAAATTAAAAATGATTATAATGGTATGAAAGATATGTTTAATGATAACGATATAAATAATCATATGGTTAAAGACATTTCTATTCATACTAATCTAACTGATAAAATAAAAAGTGGGTCAATAGAAAAGGAACAATTTCAAGAATTAACAAACAGTATAAGAGAAAGTATTTGGCATGATAAAACAGAAAGTAAATCAAAAAGAACAACAAGAACAAAAAGAACAAAAAGAAAAAATACAACTTCAGGAGGAAAAAATAGAAAAAATAGAAAAAATAGAAAAAATAGAAAAAATAAAACACAAAAGAAATAAATATTTATTCATTATCAACTTCTGGGTATAATTCTTCGTTTCTTGGTAATGGATGTATAATATTTTTTTATTAAAATTATATTTATTTATGTTTTATAATATATATAATACCTTATATGTCGGTTACATTTAAATATAGTGAATTATATAACTTATCAAAAGGTAAAAATCCATACGATAAAGTTATTGAAAAAATTGATTATGCTATTAAAAGTAAAAAAAACATGAAATCAAATATAGAAGAAAATAGAGTGAAATTGTTACCATTGTTAGATGAAATAAAAAAAGGTAATATAAATGGATTTACTGATGCCAGTAATGATGAAATTATAGATTTATATAATACAATAAATTCAATGTTATATAAAGTAAACACCGATATTAAGAGTTTAGAAACAGAAAAACCATATGTTAAATTACGTAGTCAACATTACAATGAAATCATTAAAAATAATTTAAAAAAACAAACAGTTTTATACAATAAAATAACAAAACGCATAGATAGTTTGCGAACAGATGTTAATCGAAAAATAACAAATAAAAGTCATTCAGTAACAAGAAAAACAAATACAATAGTTGGTGGTAAAAAGAAAAAAAACGAAAAAATATTCAATAAAACAATAAAAAACAATAAAAACAATAAAAACAATAAAAACAATAAAAATAAAAAAAACAATAAAAATAAAAAAAACAATAAAAACAATAAAAAAATAATATAAGATATATCAATATGAATACACCTTTAATTATATTTTATAAAATATTTCCTATAGAAATAATAAATAATATACAAAAATATATATCACCTAATGAAATAGTGTATGTCTCCATAATAAAGTATTTAGACCATATAAATGAAATAAAAAATTTATACGCAAGATTTGTGTATAATAATTACATAATCGATCCTTGTAAGAGAACAGGGACTTATAGTCCTTGTATATATAGCATTGTAGATGGAAATTCAATGTGTAAAAATTGTATGTATATGAATGATATATGGAATAAAAGTTATTTTTTACCGAAAAAATATATAGAATTATTTTATGAAAATTCTCAAATTAAAAAAATAAAAAATTATAAAAATAAAAAATTATAAATAATAACTAATATATGAATTAATTATTATTTATTTTTTATATAATTAAAATTGTGGGTTATCAACAAATACTTGTGATGATATTCCACCTGTTTGTGGTGTTGATACTTGATTATATATAAAAATACCTGATATAGTTGATAAAAACACTATAACTGAATCCTTAAATATAGGTTTTAATGGTTTTTGTTTTTGTTCCATTATTTTATTTTCAATAATTTTGAAAATAATATATATAATAGAAACAGATAGAGCAATCATAAAACTTGAATCCATAATTATATATTGTATCTATTAAAAGCAATGTTTTTTAAACGCAATATTTAATTTTTTATGATAATATTTCAACATCATCTAATAAAATATCAGGTTCAATAGTTACTTTTGCGTTTACATCGTGAACATCTAAATCACCTAAATCAATATCTTCTCCACCTATATTTAATTTTGGTATATAATCTTCGTCATCACTTTCATCGTCATATTCACTTTCCATACTAGCTTTTTCTTGTTGTATTTTTTGTAAATGCTCGATAGTTTTTGGTGCGTCTATTGTATTTTTTGTTCCATCTGATTCAAGGACCATATCATTATCATTAAATTGTAATGAAGATGATGAATCATTTGATGTATCAATATTCAAAGGTGTTTCACTTGTTAATGATAAATTAATATCTTTGCTTGTATTATTGTCTTCTTCATTTGTTTTTTCTTGATTATGTTCTTTTGTTTCTTGTTGAATATTAGATGTATTTACATTATTAACATTATTATTAACATTATTATTAACATCATTATTAATTGTTGTTTCTGGTTTTAACCCGACTGAATCATTTGACTCTATTTTTTCTTCTTCAATAGTCTCAACAACGTCTTCTTCTATTGTTTCATCCATATAGTTTCTTAAAATATGTTCAATCGGTAAACTTTCACGTATAGCATTTAATATACATTCTTGAATGATTACTTCTAATTCACGTTTATGTTTTTGAAATTGTAGTGGAAGAACATTGTTATCATATAAATAAACATTTGTGTATACTTTTCTTGCTGTATGTATGTAGCAGCTATGAATAAAATCACTTAATTTTGGAATATTAATATCAATTTTTTTTTGTTTACTTCCAACACGAACACAAGTTAATACTTTTAATTGAATAACGTGAACACAAGATATTAGATCTTCGAGGTAATTACAGTTACTTCTTGCGATAATACGTTCACATTCAGTATTAATTATATTTGAATTCCATTTTGGTATTCTTGTAATAAGATTTTGAAAAGTCATTAATAATTTATCAGTTTCATCATTTTCAATACATAATCGGTTTGCTTCATCATAAATTGATTTAAACCCTTCTATGATAAGTGGGGTTAATATATTCATTAATCTTGCTGACCATTCATTTTTAGATTCTTGTAGTGATGCGATTGTAAAGTCGTCCATTAAATAAAGCTTATATTTTCTAAACAGTAATTATTACGAAAAAATATGAAATTTAATATAATTAATATTATCATTTTTTCACAACGAAATTCTCGTTTAATTTTATAAAATGTAATAATGATTTCATTTTTTTCAAGTGAATTAATATGTTTACAATTATTAGGATTTTTTAAAAAATCTATTAGGTCAATAGCACTGTAGCCTTTTTCATATATTTCAGTAGAAGTTGATATAAGTTGATTTTCTAAAATATTCTTTTTATTTATTAATTTTTGAAATTTATTATTATGATTATTTTTATTTTTATAAAAAGGTCCAGTTTTTTTAATATTATAACTGTATAGATTGGTATGAACATTTTTAATTATTGGTAAGGATATGTATATATCACAAAATCTCGATAATATTGGTCTTAATAATTTATATTTATTTTCAATTATAATAAAAAACCTTGTTGAATGACTAAATAGTTCTATACATCTTCTTAATGCTGATTGTGCGTCAATTGTTAATTTGTCAGCATTATATAATATAACTGTCTTAAAGTTCACACCACTTACATTTAATACATTTGTTTTTGAAAATAATTTCAAATCTTCTCTTATAAATTTGATACCTTTACCGTGTGCGCAATTGACATACATTACAAACATTTTAATGCTTTCTCTATTATTTTGATATAGTTTATTGATAAAGTTGTTTAATATATATTTTTTTCCTGAACCATTGGGTCCATGAAATATTATATTAGGTATTTTATTATTTACAATATAGTCATCAAGTTTTTTAATAACAGTAGTATGTATTTTTATGTTATTTGAATTAGAAATTATTGACATTGTTTATAATAAATATATATTTTGCTGTTTTTAAGCATAAATATATATTTTATATCAAAGAAATTATACTGTAGAATGAATAGAATGTGTATATGGATTTTTTTTGAAAGCATCAAGAATATCTGGTTGCATTCTATTTATTCCACTATTATCAACAATTTCTTTTGTTCCAACATTCCCTACACCCATATGATGATATGATGGTGGTAACATTTGTGGAACATTGGAAGGGACAAAACTACGATTATTACAACGGTCATTATCACTTTTACCTATCGTCATCGATATTTTATTATTAAATTGCGCTGCGTTTCCTGGGTTTATACGTGAATAATTAAGATATTCTTTAGTTTCATTATTAGTTTGATTATAATTAGCAGTATATGATGTATGAGCATTAGAAACTCCTGAACCACCGGCAACACCACTATAAGGTGTTGTTGTAGTTTCACGTTGTTGATTATTTATTTGATGTTTAATGTTATTGACACTGTGAATATGTTGTTTTTGAATGCTTCCAAAATATTCTTCATTATTTATATTCATATCACGGTTTGTTACATTTGGTGATTGTTCTGTATTTTCATTAAATCCACTATATGTTGTATTTGTTGCGTTACCGAATACACGATAATTATCTACAATATCTTCTTTCTTGGATGGTCTCATAACATCTACAATAGGAGCAAATAGTGCGCCGATAGTTCCTTTTACACCGGAAAATAAAGTATATTGAGGATTACAATCACGATTTGTTTTACCAAGTTTGATACTATTTAATCCATAATCTCCTTCTCTTGGGTCACCTGTGTAATTACGTTGTTTTATTAGATATTTATTTTTTTCAGCATCACATTTATCAGATGGACGATAATTTACTGGTGCGTGTTCACGATAAGGTCCATTTGTAGACTGTGTTCCGTTATAGAATCCCATTTCGTTAATGGTTTCTAATTTTATATTATCATTCATTGACCTGACAGTTGGTTTTTTTTCGACACCGGTTGTAGTAAAGTAACGTTCAGAACCTAAATTCCAAGTTGTTTCAGGACGATTTTTTTCCATTTTACCACCGCCAATATTAGGATTTTTAATATAATAACTTGCTGGACCTTCGTGATTTTTAAGTTCAAAACTAATTTTAGGATTTGTTTTAACACGTAGGTCGTCAACATTTTTCGGTTCATACGTATTACGTGCGTATAATCCTGAATTGTAACCAGGATTTGAATTATCACCAATATCATTTGATGCTTTTAATCCTGGTGCTACTTGTTGTTCTTTCCAAGGTTTTACGTTTGATATTTTGTTGCTTTGGTTAACACGTGATTGGAAAAAATCATTCATATTTGGTGCTCCATTAGCATATTGAATATTATCAGTTGGTTTAAAAAGAGGTGCGTTTTCTTTTTTTTCAATAGTTTGTGAACCTGAACCAACCATATTATCGAGTATACTTTCATTTGCTTTATAATCAAGAGTATTACCTCTTATTTTGCTTCCAAAAAAAGGCACCATATTATTGTGTTTAAATTCATTATTTTTTATAACATTACCTGACAATGATTGAATATTATTTGTATTGCGAACTTGACCATGATTAATATTTTTATCATTTGATACATTTTTACTAAAATATTTATCTGTTCTTTGAATAGAACGTGGATATCTATTAACACTATTATTTCTTAGTTCTTCATCAGTAGCTACTGGATAGTTACTTGTTATCTCATCTGGATTTTCAAGACCATCATCTTTTTTTTCTTTGTTATTAAAATTTGAAAACCCTTCATTATTATTTTCAGATTCAGAGGAATCATTAGAAATATAATATAATCCTGTAAGAGCTCCTATCGGTATTAAGAATTCCATAATATATATAGTATATAAATTTTTATTTTGTATTACAGCTTATAACATTTATAAATAATATTATAAACGATATATGATTTTATAAATTAAACATTTATAAATTAGACATTAAAATTATTATTATTACAGTTATCTTTTAAGAAATGGTCTTTTGTTAAAATTCTTGTGCTGACATTATTTTGAAACTGCATAGCAACCATTTGTTGTGGATCTTGATGAACAAAATCCCATCTATTGTTTGATTTTTCTCTTAATTCCCATGCTGGTGTTTCTGTTCTTGATTCACCAACAACATTAGATATAGTAGGATAAGCAGGTAATGTTGCTGTAAGGTCGTTTTTTTTATGATAATTTTCTTGTATACAATCACGATTTAATTTTCTTGTAATACCTGATAATTCATTATTTATATTCATTGAATTAGAAGTCAAATTAGCACCCCATTTTTCTAAACGGATATGTGGGTCTGCATAAAAATGAGGTGATATACCATTACCAGGAACATTTAAATTGTATTTACCTGGTCCAGTAGATTCTTCTAATTTTTTAATAGTTCTTGATTGGTCGTAATTGAATCTTGTAAACATTATATTAAATAGTGATAATATAATATTTTTTTTATTTTATATTTTAATTAAAGATATTAGGTCTTTGATCTTTTTCCATTACAAGTGGTTCAGGCATCATAATGTGTTCATCAAAAGTATGAATAGCACCGTGTGGTAATCCTACTACAGTTGGTGATATATCTTTTACTTTGAATGGATTTACTAAATTACTTGAACCAATACCCATTAATTGTGATTCTACACCTACAGAATCCCAATGTAATTGAAATCGATCCATTTTACAACTATTTAACCCTTTATCAGGGAGTAGATGTTTAGTTGGTTTACCATGTTGACTGTTTTCATATAAATTATAATTTTTAATATTTTCATATTGATTTTGTTCAATATTATAATTGTTTAATGAGTTTTTATTTCTTGTAGAAGCCATATTAATATATTATGAAATCATTTTATTTTCATTATTGCTGTAATAATTTAATTATTGTTTCTTTATTCATAATATCAATTTTTTTTGTATGATGATAATCATGTAAAATTTTATGAAAATAATAAAAGTAATCATAGCTAAATAAATATATAATAGACATTTCGTTATCATCTACAATATTAAATTTATTAGATACAATATTTAATATTTCATTAAAATCACTATTTTTGTTAATATAATTATATATTTCATTTAATGTATCATTAATCGTATCATCATATTCCAAAGTATTGAAACATTCTAAAAAATTTTGTCTATAAATATCATTTGTATCAAAATCTTCTTGTTCAATATTTTTTTCATAATTTTTATAGTTTACAATACTATCAAAATTATACTTCATAATAATAATATATTCTGTTGTCTTTATTTTAATTATTCTTGTAAATATATTAATTTATATATTCATTTATTCATTATTAGATGATTTAAATGGAGATTGAATAAAATTTCTAAAATTACTTGTTATAAATTGAATATATCCTGCTGTTCCATTTTTAATAAAAAGAGCTAAGGCAAATGAACCAAGACCAAATATATATACAAATACCCAATGTGGTAGACAGAAATTAATACCAATATATGATGGAATACTACATAATATTTGATATGGTAAAAATCCAAAAGCAATACTTGAAATAAGTAAAATTAAGATAGGAAATAATTTGTTCATTTTATATATTATTAAAATATATTATGATTTGATAAATTATATTATAATCATAATAATTTAATTATGCTGATGTATTATCACGAACTAATTCTCTTGATGGAATACCTCCTCTAATCCAATTTTCATCAGCGACATCTTCTATATGTGCTGAAGGGTTAGCTAATGATTGAGCTACAGATGGGATTAATGGATAATTCTTATAAGTAATGTAACTTTTTTCACTTGATGGATTTACTGATTTTTTATTAATTAAAGATTCACCTTGAATAAGTTGTGATTCAAGATCAACATCACCTCTACCTTTTGATAATAAAGGAACAGTTTTATATGGTCTCTCGTCAAGTGTAATCTTTTCTGAACCATGTGTAATTTGAGAACCTAAAAGAAGTTTTGAGTTATCATCAACATTACAACCTCCAACACCAACTTGATTAGAACCTTTATAGAACATACTTGGTTGTGATAATGCTAAATTCATTGGTGTTTTCATAGTGCAGTCACTCATATTATAATTGTGTAACATATAGTTAGCATTTTTAACATTTTGTATATCATTTTCATTCAATGAACATTCATCATTACCAATTCTTCCCATTTTGAAAAATGTATAATCTTTAACGTTTGCCATTATAATATGATGAAAGATAAAATTTTTAATAATTTATATATCTAAAGTCTTTTTTCATACACGCAAATTCATTACCTTCTTTACATGAAGGCATGTTACCATAACAAAAATCAGCAAATCCAGCTTGATCATTAGGAATTTGTGTATTAGGATTAGTATTAAAATTAATCATAGATTCTTCAAATTTATAATTATCTCCTAAATCGCGAAATAATTTTGAATTAAAATCTTTTTGATTAGAATTTTTATTATTAATCATTGATTTTGTTGCTTTATTAATTTTATCATTAACACTTGGTATATATGCCGGTGGTGCTTGTTTACGATTAGGGTTGTCAATATAATCACCTTGTAATACATTTCCTAATGGATTATTCGATTTAATAGGATGATAATCTTTAAAAGTTTTCTTTTTATCTTCAAAAGGTTTTATATTAGATCCAATACCATTATCAATAAATGATTCTTTCTTCTTTTCCTTTTTTAAGTAGTATATAAAAACAAATATTGCTAAAGAAAATATAGTTGAAAACAATATATTATTATTTCTTGTTACAATAAATAAAACGATTGATAAATATAAAACTATTTTTGAAAGATTATTTAAATTATTTACAAATGATTTTTTACTTGAAATATAAATATCTTTATATTCTAATAATAATGATGGTTTATGAATCCAAAATACTTCTTCTTTCATTATATTATATATATATTTAACAATTTTTTATTATCATCATTTTATGATAAAGATAACAATGATTAATAATTTTAATTTTAATTTAAATTATAATTTAATAAAACTATTATAGTTTAAATAATATTATTGATTTTTATTGATTTTTATTGATTTTTATTTATTTATTTCTTTCCATTTTTTTTCTTTTTCTTTGGTTTATTTGTTTTTTGGATTATATTTTCTTCTCCTTTTTTTTTATCGTAAGATTCAAATTCAGCAACAATATCATCAATTGAACGTGTATCAGCAGAAGCTAACTCTTTTTTAAGACGTTCTACCTCATCTTGTAATGATTTCTCTTTTTTTCTTGTTTGTATCTTTTCTTGAATTCTTTCTTTTGTTTTTGCTAATTTTATATTTTGGTCTAATTTTGATTGCATCGCACCAAGGTTTAATTTTGATTTTTTACCCATACCAGGTATTCCCATCGATGACATCATTTTACCAATATCACCCATACCAGGCATATTTTTCATTTGTTTCATCATTTCACTTGCTTCAGACATTAATTCACTTTCTTTTAATTCACCTGATTTGATTTTTTCTTCTAACTTATTACCAATTGATTTTACTAAATCCATAATTTTTTTAGGATTTTTTATTATTTTTGAAAAAGCTTCATTAGCATTTGTGGTACTATTAATATCTAAATCCAATTCTTTTGCTGTTTCTTCAGCAATTTCTGTAGCTAATTGACCTATTTTACCATCTAACATACCTTGCATATGCTCGTGTAATTTTTCACTATTTGGTAAATCACCAAATTTACCTTCTTCAAATTTTTCATCATTTGTAAAAGCATCTTGGATATTATTAATAGTTTCTTCAAGCTTTGATTTAAAATTATCTTCACCAATAGCTTCAAATAATTTTGCTGTGTCGCCAAATGATTTTTCTGAATCGATACTTCCAATAATTGAAAATAAAACCAATTGTAAATATTTCCATATAGTTTCTTTTGTTGAATTACTAACACCTTCAAGATTCCATATTGTTTTAAAATCAATATTCGGTATAAATTTTGTATCGATATCATTATTTGAAAAAATATCATCATTTTGATAAAGAATATCAAAAAACCTTTCAGGATATACTTGTTTACAATAAATTTCTAATTCTTCGTTTGTTTGATTAGTCGCAATTTCAATATCATCTTTTAATTCGGGAAATACATCTTTTAAGTTATTTAAAAATTCACGTATTACTTTATTAAAATCTTTTTCATTGGTATTTTCATTGGTATTTTCATTGGTATTTTCATTGGTATTTGTTTGATTATCAAATTCAGACATTTTTATAATTATAATCAGTAAAAATTATTTAAGTTTATTATTATCTTAATAATAAAATTAGGATGTGTATAAAAATGATAATTTAGACATTTTTAAAATAGTATCGGCAACTTCTTTTAATTTAGTTTCAGGTAATGATGATATTGGTTTACGTAATCGAAATAATGATTGTTTAACAGCTTCACCACCATTAACATTATTTAATATTTCATAATTACCATTTGTTATAAATGATAAATTACATTCATTAATATATTCAGAATGTGGTAAATAAATATATGTTAGCCACGAATCAATAACAAGTCTTGGATTTGTTTTACGTATTGCTGATATACCATTTTTTGCGTAGAGGACATCTCGATCATTTGGAAAATGTTCATCTACTTCTTTAATAAATTTATCCATTTCTTGAAAAAATAATACTGATAATTGTTTTTTTTGTGCTGGTGTTGATTTACTCATAATATAATGAGTATACAAAAAATCTTTAAATATATTAAATTATATAAAATAAAATTGAAATAATATAACATTATATCTTTAAAATATATACAATAAATAATATTAATTATTAAAAATAATGAATTCAAACTGGCAAAGAGGACAAATTATTGATAAATTATCAAATAATGATGATGGATGGAATAAATCAAATGGTAAAAAAAATAAAAAACAAAATAAAAAAAATGAAAATAATAATGAAAGACATAATGAAAGACATAATGAAAGACATAATGAAAGACATAATGAAAGACATAATGAAA